GTATATCTATTTGCCTTTTCTTTTAATAAAATTTTCTCTTTTTCTTGTTCTTTTGTAACAGGAATACTATTTTTTGGAGGTACACCTACATTTACTCTACCAGTTGTACCTTCTTTATTATAATTTTTAAATTTTGCAAATACATTTTTTTTCTCTGGAACAATTATTTTATTTTCCTCTTTTTCTTTTTTCTCTTTTTCTTCCTTTTCTTCTTTTACTTTTTTCTCTCTTCCCCATCTATTTTCGGCTAATTCTAACTCCTCTTCCATATCTACATACAAAGGACGACAGTTAAATTGTTTTACATATTTTCTAGCTACTACTTCTAAATACCTATAAGGAATTGCATTGTCACTATAATATTTAAATGAACCTTTTTTAATATCATAAGTCATTAAAACATTTCCTTGTGGAGTCATTTCAATAACAAAACAATTCAATATTTTTTCAAGACGTAAAATAATTACAGAATTCAATGCAAATTCTTTGGCTTTATTTAATAATTCTTCTTTACCTTTTTCAGAATATAATAAATCATTTAAATTTTTTACTTTTACATATAAGTTTGATTTTTCTTTAGTTAACATTTCTATTTTTTCTTCTTTTGTATATTCTTCTTCTGTATCATCATCTGTATAATTTTCAGTATATCTATTTACACTTTCTTCCTGTTCATTCTTTTCTTCCTGTTCATTCTTTTCTTCCTGTTCATTCTTTTCATCCTGTTCATTCTTTTCTTCCAAATTAGTCAATTCAACTTCTATATCACATAGTCTATTTTTAATTTCTTCTATTTTATTATAATAATTATTTTGTGCAGCATTCAAAAAACTTGATTCTTTTTCTTGTAATATTTCTTTCTCTCTTTCAACAAATTGAAACTCTTTATCCAGTTTTCTAATCTCACTCAAAAATTTATCTTCATATTTAATTATAGGTTTTTCTATTATGTCTTGATCCTCTTTTACTTCAAAAACATCACAAACATCATAAATATCACAAATATTATAATAATCTAATAGATAAGCAGTAATAATTGGATACAAATTAGTAGATTGATAAAGAAAAAATATTCCTAATAAAGTATAAAAAATTGTATTTTCATCCATAATTTATATTTCTTTAAATAACTTTAAATTGTTTATTTAATTTTAAATGTTTACATTTTTTCAAATAGTTCTCTTACTTCATTCGACAAATCTGGCAACTTAATTAACTCATAGTTTTTCTCTTCCGCATCAGGATGTAATCTTACCAAATATAAGTCTCTTACTTTTTTACCATATTTATCTTCCAAAATTACTTTATATGTGTTTAACTGTAAAGCATAGTGCCAAAAATTTGAATCTGGTAAATGACAGATTTCCGGCGGCAAAGCAAATTTATTCCAGTTATTAACACGTGTTATATTTTTTGCTCTTTTCCAGTCATAAATTGACAATGTACCATCATCATTTTCATAAATCATATCCACTGATCCAGAAATCTTTACGTCTTCATGGTAAATAGTCCATTCTGTTCTATAAGGTTTCAACTTAGGAAAATCCTTTACGAAATTTATAAAATACTTCCACTCAATTGGTCTAGATTCATGCATACCTTTATACTGGCTCATGTATAAGTTATACAACTGCTCATGTGTATATTCGTCTGGTAACAACTTTTCATTCATAAAGCATTCAATTTCAAAATGCAAATCTGTACCTGCACTAGAAACACTACTACTATTTGTGCTCCAAAGATCCTTTATTTGTTGTGGTGTCATAGTCCAATATTTGTGCCCTTCTTTCCAACTTTTACCTTTCATCATAGAAAGAATAATGGCATCTGCGTCAAATTTTGAAAAATGTGTATGATTCCATGTAGTTACAGAAGTGTATTTCACATCTGGTTCAAAACTAATTATATATTTATGTCCCTCTTCAAAGAACTGAATACAAAGATCTCTTGGATCCGCGTTTTTAATTGATAATACTGGTTGTAGAGTAGACTTCATAATAAATAATAATGTGTGTTCTATTTATTATGATTAAAAGTAATCATTTTTTTTCCATATTTTGAATCTGGAAATTCTAATTGGACTATACTTCAAGATTATAATATTCCTAGTCAAGCTAACCAGTATAATCCACATACAAGATAGTCTAGTCATTAATATCAGACAAATCGCTATTAACATTATCCTTATTATTAAAACTCCATTTTTCAATAACTTCATTCTTATGTTCAAAAAAGAATTCACATAATTTCATAATATTTCTGAACAATACTGATTCAAATAGCATCTTAGATAGAACTTCTATATCTTTTTCTATTTCTAATAGTTCTTTGTTATATTTCACTCTAATAATATTCATTTCTTCTTCAAAATTATGCATATAAAAAATATTTTTTCTGGTAGAATAAAAATTTATTAAATAATCACGAAATTTTTGCTTTATAACTTCGTCTTCTACATAGGTGCATAGTTCTTCATTCAATTTTGATGTTTTCACCCATACTTTTTTGAATACAACTGATGTTTTTTCATAACCTTCTACATTTTTCATAATACTACAAGTTTCTATTTTTACCAATTTATGAAAATATATGTCTTCGTTATATTTATTATGAATTAAACTAGCTACACCAAATGCATTAAATAATATACATGTATATTTAATAACATTATCAAATTCAAAATTAGGGTTTTCATTAAATCCATTTGGTGTAAAATATGTAGTATTATAATGATTCATTCTAATATTTTTTAGAATATCATATCCAATAGTAGTTGTCTTGTTGAGTTGATTTTTTTCTACATTTTCATTCCTAATTCTATTTTGTATATCTTGTACTTTACTAAAATTTTCACGAATTGTCTCTTTTGATTGTAAAACTTTTTCTATACACCATTCTAAATATGCTGGGTTGTTAGAGGTATAATTTAGTCCTGTTTCTTTTTTATAAACATCGCATGGTTCTACAAATGTAGTTGTAGGTTTACCATTAATAATATCAAAAAAAACTGTTTCGGGTTTAAATATTACAAATTTATCAATAACATTCAATTTTTCTATTAAAATATCATATCTATTTTCTTTTGTTAACTCTTTGCCAAATTCATTAAAAATTATTTCTTTAATTTCATCATGTTCCAACCAATTATTTGGACTAACTAATTTATAAATAGAAAAATATTTGAGTTCTTTCTGGTACGCATCACGTTTTTCATTATGTTTTTGTGTCTGCAAATGAGCTTTATGATGCGATAATTGATCCGGCTTTGTATTGCATATAGAGCAGAAATAACGGGTATTCATGTAATATAACTTACAACTTTTTATTTAAGTCCTTTTTTCCACTTTTGAGAAAAGTGGAGCCAAATTTACTATTTTTGCTGGTATTTTGAGTCCACTTTTCTCAAAGGTGGAATTTTTTTAAAGGTAGAATTTTTTTAAAGGTAAATTTTTTTAAAGTTTACTATATTAAATGGGGTATACGATTGAAGTGTCGTTTAATGTTGTTAACATTGGTAGCGTAACAGAATTGCTACAATGCGTGAAAGTTTATGCTGAAGAATGCGGTTGTGACCACATTTATGAAGATTATGAGTTTGAAAATAAAACACAATTTATAAGAAGACACTGCATAATTACCGCTAATTTTTCACAATTAAATATTATTGAAATGATAAAATTCTTAAAATTTATCAAGAATTGTCATAATTTGTATTTAGAATCAATACACGACGAAACCTCAAACATACTTCTATATGCGTCAAAATACTATATAACACAAAAAATGAATAAGGATTTAGCTAAAGAGTTTAAGATTGAAAAACGTAAGCGAAGCTATTCTGAAGATGAAACTCTTATTTTAGATACTATTAAAAAATATAGTAAATAACTCAAACCTACCTTTTACTCCTTTTCTTACAGGTAGAATTGGCTCCACCTTTCTTAAAGGTGGAAGAACGACGACTATTAGGACGTTTATAAATTCTATATGTTTTATGTGTTTTTAATGTCAAGTTGCGTTTTTTTGGTGTAAATTTATATTTTTTATAAGGCCCAGGATTTATAGTAATAGGAGCAATAAATTCATCACCTGTTGATGGACTAGGTAGAAAACTACTCGGTGATGTAGTTGAAAATTCTGAAAATGATTCAGGTTCATCGCTAATACTAGGTTCAGAAAAATATGAAGGTTGTCTTGGAGGTGCAGGTAGTTCAATTCTATATATTTTAGGTTTATAAACAGGTTTTTTAAAATCATCTTTTAAACGTTTATGAATAGGCATATTAACACTATCAATATTAAATAGGTTAGCTAAATCAGTATTATCTAAAGTGAAGTGATATTTTTCTTTATCTCCATCATAATTAGTTTTAATTAAAATTTTTGCTCTATCTCCATCATAGTCAGCATTCCAATCTATTTCTTCAACACGATTTTGACAACGATTACCAATAATAGTTTGTGTTGAGCCAACATTTTTGATATAAGTATTAAGCATATTTATATTAAAAGCATATTATTTTTTTAAACAATTTGATTTTATATGTAAAAAATAAAGTAAAAAAATATTATTTTAAATATAATATGGATATCACTTATTCAGAGTTAGATAATAGTCAAAATCCTTATCAAAATATTTATTATGATACGAATATTAATTACGATACGAATATTGAAGTAAATTCTGAAAAGTACTGGGAAAATTCACAAAAACAATCAAATATTCAGTCTAAGAAAAAAAAGGTTTCTTTTAATGATATATTATCCAACATGAATATTGTAGTAAATAAGCAAGGTGTTTTACAATTTATGCAACCTTCACCTGATTTACAAGACCAAATATATTCTCAACAACATCAGCAACCATATTCACAGCAACCATATTCACAGCAACCATATTCACAGCAATATCAGCAGCCATATCAAGAATATGTTACACAACAAGTTTCAAAAAAACAAGGGATAGATCCAGCAGTAAAAAATAGTTTTCTTTACAATAAGTATTTTAAGGATTATAAAGATGATACAGTTGTGCAACCTGAAGTTCGCGTTCCAAAAACAATGGATGAGTATAGACAAATGCTTTTAGATGATAGAATAAAAGCAATAGAACAAAAAAAAAGAATTTCTCAAATTAAATCTACTAAATTATTATTTACAACAAATGCAGGTAGTCAAGGCGTTATAAGATCTACTAAAAACAATTTAAGAAGTATGAGTTTTACTTAACGCATAAGAAATTTATCTCTGTTTGCAGTTGATTGTACGCAAATATTAGTAACATCTTTTCTACATAATGGACAACTGACACTTTCGCAACTTCTATATTGACTGGCAAAACTGCGGCTACTACAATCAATGCAAAATGAATGCCTGCAACTGAGTAGACAAATGTCTGTTTTATCTTTTTCTTCCATGCAAATGCAACACTCCTGTTGATCTGCAGTAACTTCCATATTTTCGTCAATGACAACATGGACAATCGTGTTAACTATTGTGCTGCAAACAACAAAGTTAGCAATATTGTTTAAATTATTGTTTAAATTATTGTTTAAAATAATTCTTCCTGTTCTAGCTGCAGGTTGAGAATATTCTTCAAAATATCTAGAATTATTTATAATCGGATAAGAAGAGTCTATAAAAACTTGTTCTTCAAAAATGATATGGTCAGACTCACTCCAGGAGATCCTTCTAGGATTTAAATTTTCTAAAAGACTCAGATCTCCAGTTCTATCAATGAACCATGATATACTTGTAGGGGATGACGCTAAATCGGTAAGTTGATAATCATTAAATATAGTTTCAGACATGTTATCTTGATTTTAGTTGTACTTTTATTTAAATGCTTTTATTTAAAATCATTTTTTTTTAAGTTGTTTTAAATTAATATAATTTTTGCTAACTTAAAGACTTGGAACTCCACATTTATTAATTAGTACTTCTTTGGATACCCTTTTAATAATTTTTTCTTCCTTTTCAAAGTCATTGTCACCCGAACCTCCCATAGATTCTATAACAATTTTATTGAATTGATCAGATACCTTAGAAGTACTTTTTTTCCAATCTGGATGTAATTCTTTAAAATCAGAAATTAAATCTATATTTTTGTTAGAGATTCTCCTAACCATTTTATGTAGTTTACTTTTAATATCATCTTCTTTTTCCCATTTATTTTCATCTTTGATATACATTGTTTCCCTCTTTTTATCTGTACAATGGATGGGTCTATCAGTTACATCCATTGCATTCAAGTTCTTTATAATGATATTAGAAATACCTTCTATATAACCAACATCACCAACCTTTTCCAAGTCCGAAAGCTGTAACTGGAGAGAATCTACAAATTCAGTAATGTTCATAGCATTTTTACAAGTTTCATTTAAAAAGAAATGCAAATTGAAGGATTTGTTGTGGCAATTATTTGTACTTATATTTGTATTAATTTGATTATTCTTAGACATTTCCATAATAGTTTTGTTTTGCTCTACTAACATTTGTTGTAAATCATTATTTTGTTTAAGAATATTTAAAATAGTATCAGGCGTCAACTCTGGCATTTTTACTGTTTCAGAATTTATTTCTTTTTTTTTACAAACTTTATTGTGTCTCCATAATCCGGAGTTATCTTTATAAGATTTTTGGCAGAATTGACAAATATGGTAACTGCAGGTTTTTGCAGGTTTTTGATTGACAAATATTGATTTTTGATGTTTCAGTGTTAACAAGTGATCATCATAACTACTTTTTCGCATGGTAGCATAGTCACAACTTTTACAAAAAAATTTATTGCAGTTTTTTGCAGGATTTGGATTGACAATCATTGCTATATATTGCCAAATTAAAATACTTCTAAACCTTTTTCCGCAAAAAATAAAAAAAGTTATGGTAACGTTTTGAAAATTATTTTTTTGGTAACCAGACCATAAAATTCAATTATGGT